ACCGACAACCCCGCCGGCCGGGACAACTTTGAGACCTTCATCCGGAAGATTGCCTGGGACAGCCTGGTGTACGACCAGGCGTGCTACGAGATCGTGCCCAACCGGAAGGGTGAGCCGGCGGAGTGGTACGCAGTGGACGCATCCTCCATCCGGCAGGCCGACACGGCCACCACCTACATGAACGAAGACCTGGATGAGGCCATCCGGTACGTGCAGATTTACGATGGGATGATCGTCTCGGAGTACACTCAGGAGGAGATGGTGTTCGGGGTTCGCAATCCGCGCACGGACATGAGGCAGCACGGCTACGGGACCAGCGAGCTGGAGATGCTGATTCCGGCGGTGACCAGTCTGCTCTGGGCCTGGCAGTACAACTCCAAGTTTTTCAGCCAGGGCAGCGCGGCCAAGGGCATCTTGAACTTCAAGGGGGCTGTCCCCGAAAAGCAGCTCCGGGCCTTCCGGCGCCACTGGTACCAGATGCTCTCGGGCATCGAGAATGCCTGGCGGACCCCTGTGACCAACGCAGATGACCTCCAGTGGATCAGCATGCAGAACACCAACCGGGACATGGAGTTCTCGGCTTGGATGGACTTCCTGATCAAGGTGGTCTGCGCCCTCTATACCATCGACCCGGTGGAGATCAACTTCCTGTACGGCAACATCGGGCAGTCGAGCACCCTCCAGGAGCACAGCAACAAGGAGAAGATCACCGAGTCCAAGGAGCGCGGGCTGCGGCCGTTCCTGAGCTACCTGTCCACCTGGATCAACCGGGGGATCCTGTGGCCCATCAACGAGAACTTCGAGTTCGAGTTCGTGGGCCTGGATGCTCGGACCCGGGATGAGGTCAGCACCTACAACCAGACGGCCGTCCGGACGATTCGAACCATCGATGAGCTGCGGGCAGAGGATGACTTGCCCCCGCTGCCCAACGGTACGGGCCAGGTGCTTCTGGACCCGACCTGGATGCAGGTGAAGCAGCAGTCCGACCAGGCGGCAGCTCAGCAGAAGCAGGCCCAGCAGCAGGCCCTGATGCCGCCCGAGCCTCCCGGCTTGCAAGGTCCGGGGGCACCCCCGCCGGGGATGCCCCCGGGGATGCCCCCGGGGATGCCGCCCCCCGAGATGGGCGCCCCAGGTATGGCGCCCGAGGATGGTGGTGGGGTACAGTTGCCCCAGCCTGAAGAGGCCCAGTGGATGGCGAGCATGACCGCTCCCAACAAGCTGAAGCGGCGGCCCCTGGTGGACATCATTTTGTAGCGGAGGACCCCATGAGGATCAAACACTATCTGGACCTTCAGATCGGCAACGACTCGGACATGAAGGACATGCTGTTTGGCCCCACCGATGAGACCCTGCAAGAGGTGATCATCGACGGGTACACCAAGATGGCGGCCGGTGTGTTCTCTGTCCCGTTGGAGACCACCAAGGAACTGAGCCTGGGGGACGTGGCGGCGGTGAAGGGCTTCTACCTTGAGGTGGACCAGGACTGTTCCGTCAAGATCAACAGCGGGACGGCCATCCCGGTGAAGCGCGGGAACACCACCTCGGGGTCTCTCGCCAAGATTTTCATGGAAGTGGCTCTCACCAAGCTGGAAGTGGTGGTAGCGTCGGCCGGTTCCGGCGGTGTGGCAACCAACGGGAACTATTGCGTTTGGGGCGATCCGTCGGCATAGCCTGGGAGATTCGATGCGCTTGCTGGTGGACGCAACCCCGGAGGAACTTCGGGCCAAGCGAGCCGCACTCCTGACCGAGCTGGCGAAGGCAATTTCGCCGGTGGACGGCGAGATGGCGGACGCCCTGCTGAAGGCCCTGCCCAAGAAAGAGCAGGACCTGAAATTTCCAGTCCTACAGGAAATCGCCAAGCGCACCCAGGAAGCCTACCAGGAGCACCTCCAGGCCATGCTGGATGAGATCGCGGACGTGCTCGGGCGGAGCACGGACACGACCTCTGGCGTCCTGGAGAAGGCGGTCGGGGGCGGCCCCTTCATCGGCCCCCGGGGTGGGAAGTGGGCGGACCCGGAGATGACGATCCACTGGGAGCCCGGGATGGGGGAAGGACAGCCCCCGGCGCTCCCCGAGGTCGAGCCCCAGGCGTCCGCTCCGAAGCCGGCCGAGGCGCCGGCGGGCGGGGTCAAGGTGAAGCCGGTGATGGACCCCTCGCAGGGAGTGTTGCAGCTCCCGACCAGCGAGCCCATCCGGAGTCGGGACACCTGGGGCAAGTACCTGGCCATCCAAAAGAAGTTCGGGGCCAAGTACAACGGGGAAGAGAAGACCTGGTACATCCCCCAGAATGAGCTGCCCTATTTCGACCTCGACAAGTACCGGTCGGAGATGGCGGCCCTCGGGATGCACGTCGGGGGGCTCCCCGGGGCACCCAGGGTGGCCGGGGCGCCGGCGGAGACGCATGCCGCTCCCGTCCAGCGGGTATCAGCGGAGCAGGCCATCCACGGGATCAAGACCAACCGGCTGGACAAGACGGTGGTGCTGACTCGCCGGCCGGATGGGATCTTCTCTTTTCACTTCCCGACCGACCCCCAGATCAAGAACCTGTTCAGCAACCGGTCTGGGAAGCTGAGCGGGGTCACCAGGTACAACGAGGCGGAGGGGTCCCGGGACACCCACGAGCTGGACCTGGCGGAAGAGGCCCTGGAGAAGCTGAAGGACCTGCACCCCGATTGGAACTTCGTGACCGAGGGGGTGCGCGAGGCCCGCATCGAAAAGGATCGGGAGCTGGCGGAGCTGAAGCTGCCGATTCCAGAAGTTGCCGCCAAGATCAACCCCAAGTATGAGCTGGAGCCTTACCAGAATGAGGGGGTCCGGTTCATCGACAACGGCGGTGGGAACGCGATCATCGGGGATGAGCCGGGGCTAGGCAAGACCCTTCAGGCTCTGGCTTGGGGCGCCATGCGAGAGAAGAAGATCCTGGTGGTCTGCCCCCAGGTGGTGCGCCGGAACTGGATCCGCGCTGCCAGCAAGTATTTCCCCAACTACTTCCGGGGCCAGGAGCTGGGAGTAGAGAAGCTGGACGTGGACAAGCCCCCCGACCTGTCCAAGTCCAACATCGTGTCGGTCACCTTCGAGGCGGCGGCCAAGTACAAGGACATCATCGAAAAGGCTGGCTTCGATACCATCGTGATCGATGAGAGCCACAAGATCAAGAATCCCAAGGCCAAGCGGACGCAGGACCTGATGAAGCTCTCGGAGGGGATGAAGCACCACATCCTGCTGTCCGGGACGGCAATCAAGAACAAGCAGGAAGAGCTGTTTACCCAGTTGTCTATCGTGGCCCCCGGCAAGTTCTCCATGTCGAACCTCCGGTTCGGGACCGTCGGCGGGGTCTGGCAGGACATCCGGAAGGTCTACATCTCCAGGCAGAAGAGCAAGGTGGGCGGGGATCTGCCGGAGAAGTCCACCGACCGGATCCGGGTTGACCTACCAAATGCCCCGGACCTGAAGCCCCATTCCACCCTGGCGGATGTCACGAAGGTGCGCGGGGAGCTGGCCCTGGCCAAGGTGCCGGCCACCACCTCCATGGTCAAGGAACTTCTGGAATCCTCCGATGACTCCAGGGTCCTGTTGTTCACGGAGTCGGCGGAGGCGGCCAAGCGCCTGGCGGCGTCGTTTGGGGAGCAGGCCATCCTCTACGGTGGCTGGCTGAGCACCAAGGACAAGGAAGCGGCCAAGGATGAGTGGCAGCGGCGGGATGAAGGCGGCAACTTCATCACCCCCAAGCGGGTGTTCGTGGCTACCCGGGAAGCCATGGCTCAGGGGGCCACACTGACGGCGGCCAACAAGGTGGTGTTCAACGATCTGCCCTGGACGGCGGCGGACCTGAAGCAGGCTGAAGACCGGGCGCACCGGAAGGGTCAGACCAAGAACGTCAACGTGTACTGGATGCAGGCGGACGGGAATGCCTTCGATGAGTCGGTGGCTTCCATCCTGTTCCGGAAGTACGAGCTGGGGGAGAAGATCACCCGGGGAAAGCAGCTCTCCTCGAAGGAACGGAAGTGGATGGACAAGCAGATCACCGAGCAGGAGCTGCTGAGCCATGTTCGGGGGGCTTCCACCCCTGAGCGGGTAGAGACCGCTGCGCCGCCGGCCACCGTGGCCAAGTCGGTTGGCTTCCTTCGCAAGGCGATGACCCTGGAAGAGCGCGAGGCCAACCGGCAGCGGCTGGCGGAGCAGGATGAGAAGGGGGACCTGCGGGTGGCGGCCACCCTGGCGCTGTTGGACCATGCCGGCGATGCCCCCAAGGAGCTGGAGAAGCGGGTTCGCGGTCAGTTGAAAAAGCTGCGGGTGCGCGGGGACTGGGACACGGAGTTGCAGTCCCTGGTGTTGGATGACCTGAAGGCGTTCAAGTACGCTCAGGACACGGGGGAGCTGTATGACCTGCCCATGTACCTGAGCGAGCACCTGGTCACCGGGGAAGACCGGGCGGAGAAGTCCCTGGGGGCGCTGTGGGCGGATCCTGAGTTCTCCGAGAGCGTGCCGGAAGTCTCCGCCGATGAGACCGATGCCCTGCTGAAGGCTGAGGGGTGGATCCCCCTGGATGAAGAGCTGGGGGATCTGCTCTGGAAGGCCGAAGGCCCGTCAGCTCCCCGGCCGCACAAGTACATCCGGCGCGTGCCCTACACCGACCCCATGGGGGTCCATAAGTACCGGTATTATTACAAGGAAAGCGCAGCGGCGCGGGGCGCCCGTGCGGGCGAAGAGGTCGCCCTGGGTGAGCACACGGCGCACATCGAGCAGGTGGATGAAAGCGGCGCCGTGACCATGAACATCGGGGGCGAGCGGAAGACGGTCAGCCACAACGAGTGGCACCAGATGATGGCGCACCACTACGGGGA